AGATTCAGCAAATGTTGTTTGGCTTGAAAACACAACACCAATTTCTGAATCTGATATACTAGCTAAACAAAAAGAGTTACAAACTGCATACGATAACAACAAGTATCAAAGAGATAGAGAACTAGCATATCCATCTATAGCAGACCAACTAGATGACTTATATCATAATGGTATTGATGGTTGGAAAACAACTATCAAAGCAGTAAAAGATAAATATCCAAAAGGTTAGAGAATGTCTAAACCAAGTATACAATCTGTTAAGGCTGAACTAGATACACTAGCAGCACTAAGCCAGGAAAGATTTATAGAGTTACTTAATCGTGTTAAGCGCCTGGAAGCTGTGCTTATAGGATCTGCTGGTACAACTATCGTACTTCTCATATCAATAATACTACAAAATTAATAAATAGGTATATCATGTCATGCTGGAAATGCTTGCAGCTGCTAACGCTGCCTTTGCAGTTATTAAAAAAACTGTGGAAAATTCAAGGGATATTGCAAACGCTGGAGCGGCGATCTCACGCTTTTGCGCAGCTGAAGATCAGTTAAGAGCAGATTTACATAGAAGAAAAAATAGTATATGGACAAATTTTCTAGGAAAAGAAGATTCTGATTTAGAAGAATTTATGGCCCTGGAACAAATTAGAAAAAAACAAGACCAGCTCCGTGAGTTCATGCAGTTATATGGTAGGCCAAATCTTTATTCAGATTACCTGGCGTTCTGCGCTGAAGCTCGTAAAAAAAGAAAACAAGCAGCGATTGATAGACAAAAAACAAAAGAAAAAATCCAGGATATAATTTTAAAAACTCTTTTGGCTATTTTGATAACTGCATTATGCGCTGGTGTTGTAACTGTCCTGGCAATAATCGCTAAGAAAAAAGGTATCATATGAGTGTAAGTGCCTTTCTTTTAATATGTAGTCTTAATGGAGCTATGGACAAGCAAGGAATATATTTCAGAAGCGCAGTATCTTGCATGGATTTTAAAAGCATATTGAGCAAGCAATCATACAAACGAAATGATGAAGATATTGTTTATGAATGTATTTGTAAATTAGTTCCCAGGGTAAATCCAAAAAAGGTAAAGGTTTATTGATGCAGAAAAAATTACAAAAGGATTCAATACTAGATCAATACGATCTTGATGGAAACAATGAAATAACAAATGAAGAACTGAAACAAGCAAAAGAGATAAAAGAAAACGAAAGTCGATTAAGAAAAAATTTAGCGCAACTTAGGATGGCAAGATACACTTTGATTGGTATGGGAGTATTTACAGCTGCACAATTCGTAATCCCTATTCCCAGGGTGGAAGCGTTAGCAGAAATCTCATCACTTTTTTACATTTCAGGCGCTGGCATAGTCGGTACATACATGGGTACAACTGCTTGGATGGATAGGAAATAATTATGTTACAATTTTTATCACCGCTTGCAAGTCTTGCATCAAGTTTTATGGAATCTAAAATAGAGCAGACAAAAGCAAAGGGCGCAGTAGCAAAAGCAAAAGCTGAAGCAGAAGCTGAAGTTATGAAAACTGCTGCTACACATGATAGCAAGTGGGAACTAATCATGGCCCAGAGTACACAAAATTCCTGGCGTGATGAAATAATTACAGTAATCGTTCTTATTCCAATGTGTCTATGTTTTATTCCTGGCATGGAAGAAATAGTCAAACGAGGTTTTGAAAGATTAAATGAGCTGCCGCAGTGGTATCAGAATGTTTTGTATGTAACTATACTCGCTGGCCTTGGATTAAAAGGTTTGGACAAATTTAAGAAAAAATAAGGCTCTCAGATGCGCCAGGAGCGCCGAAACAAAAGGGCCGTGTATGATTGGACCTGGGAAAATGGAGGTTTTATGAGAAAAGGACTATACGCCAACATTCATGCAAAGCGTAAACGAGGTGGTAAAATGAGGAAAAAAGGTGCCAAGGGCGCACCAACGGCAGCACAATTTGCCAGGGCAGCAAGGACCGCCAGGAGAAAATAGCTATGATGCTATCCAAAAACTTTTCAATAAAAGAATTAATTAAAAGCCAGACTGCTGAGCGCAAAGATATAAATAATAATCCTGGTGCAGATGAAATTCATTACATGAAAATTTTGTGTGAGAAAATTTTGCAACCAGTAAGGGATCATTATGGAATACCATTTACGCCAAGCAGTGGTTTTCGTTGTGTTGAACTTTCAATTCAAATAGGAAGCTCAAAGAAAAGCCAGCACTGCAAAGGCCAGGCAGCTGATTTTGAAGTACCTGGCATATCAAACTGGGATCTTTGTCATTACATAAAAGACAACCTGGAGTTCGATCAGCTCATTCTTGAATGTTATACTGGAGGTAATACTGGCTGGGTGCATTGTAGTATAGCTGATGATCCAAGAGGTGAGCTGCTTACCTTTGATAGATTAAATGGATATAGAAAAGGTTTGATAGATGGTAGCTAAAAAATACCAGAATCCAAAAGGTGGATTAAATGCAGCTGGAAGAAAATTTTTCAAAAGGACCGAGGGCAGCAATCTTAAAAGACCGCTCAAAACTGGTACTTCTCCCAGGCGAGTTTCTTTTGCAGCAAGGTTTGCTGGCATGAAAGGTCCAATGAAAGATAGCAAGGGTAGACCAACCAGGAAAGCTCTTGCAATGAAACAGTGGGGGTTTGGATCCGTTCAAGCTGCCAGGAACTTTGCTAACAGACACAAAAAAAGGAGAACTTAATTATGCCAATGGGTAAAGGAACTTATGGAAAAACAAAAGGTAGACCACCAAAAAAAGGTTTAACTAAAAAACAAAAAACATTGCCGATGGCTTTACAAAAAAGAATTATGAAAGCCAGAAAGAAATAATGAAAAAACCAGGTAAAAGAAAATTTGCACCAGTAGCAAAAACAAAAAAGGGCGTACCTAAAAAATATGTTTCTGGTGCAAAGAATCCCAAAGCCAGAGAAAAAGAGATCTTACGAACTGCGAAGCTCTACCGCCAAGGCAAACTTACGCCAGCTATGATGAATCGTATCAGTAAAAAAAGGAGCAGATCCTAATGGCACCGACCAAAAAGAAAAAGCCTGGTGGTAAATATTCATCCATACCAGGCGCATCAAGATTTTCAAAAGCAACCTTAGATAAGGTCTATAAACGAGGAGCGGCGGCGTACTTTTCGGCTGGGAGCAGACCAAAGACCAGCCAGGCAGCTTGGGCGATGGGCCGTGTTCGCTCGTTTGTCAGCGGCCGTGGTGGAGCGCGCCGCGCAGATGCAGATTTACTAGGCAAGAAAAAGAAAAAGAAAGCTTAGATTGACTTTATACGTCATACTTCTTATATATATAGTATAAGGAGTAAACGTATGAAAAAACAAATAGAAAACTGGACAATACAAGAATTGCTTGGTGAGTTCCCATGCCAAGATGCCAGGAAAGATTGGGATATAAGACTGAAAAATAATCATTTTCTAAGAACATTTTATTTTAGAGAATACAAAAACATGAAAGGCGGCAAACCGCTGCCAGATTATTTTGATAAATACAAAAATATCTTTGATACAATCCTGGCAATCAATGTAGGTAGCTGCACTGTTGGCCAGCTCAAACCAAGGGATCTCACTGTAGAACATTGTGAATCCTACATCCTCCCCACATTATTTAATAGCGGTAAAAAAGGTAAGCGAAGCTTCAAAACTGTGAAAGAGATGCGATCTTGTTTTAATAAGTTTTTATCTTTTTGCAAAAGCAGAAACTGCCTGGCGCAAAATCCCATGTTAGATGCTGAGTTCAAAAGACCTATCGTTGAGCAGCAGCCTAAGATTGAAAAACTATCTACTGATTTTATCCATGAGATTGATAGCCATTTACCAGAATCAATTAGACTAGCTTACAGATTTGCTTGCAGCACTGGCCTAAGAGCTGGTGAGCAACGAGCTTTGACCTGGGATGATATTGATTTTAAAATGTCTGAAGTTAATGTAAGACGAAGCGCAAAGCTCAAGGTTGTTGTTGATGATGAGATCGAAAAGCATGGCGTGGGCCTGGTCAAAACAAATACTTCAAATAGAATAGTGCCTATCCCTGGTAAAATTTTAAAAGAGCTGAAAGAGCTTTACATAAAAAAAGGTAGACCAGGTAAAACAAACTTTGTGTTTGGCACTAAATACAACACGATGATAGGAAGAAGCTACTGGCTGGAGCAGCTGCAAAAGGTAGTTAAGAAAGTAAGTGATAAAACTTTGAGGTGGCACGATCTCAGACATTACTACGCCAGTAAGATGCTTGAGCATTTTGGTGATGATATTTGGACAGTTTCAAATCTTATGGGCCATAGCGATATTAAGATAACTCAAAACGTCTACGGCCACTGGATGCAAGACTTAGCTAGAAAACAAAAGCTGCAACAAAAGATTGCCAAGATAAATTTTTAGAGATCATCAAATCCGCTAATAGATTCATCTTTAGTTTCGTAACGAAGCTCGTTACAAAATGCCCTAGTCCTGGCAATATTCATTTTACTATCAGTTTGCAGCTGCACTGATAGTTCCATCCCCAAATCTTTTATTTGTTTATGTATATCTTCAATAGATTTTTGCTGCTCAGGTGTAGGCGGAAAAGGTATTTTGTTTACATCATCCCAGCCATTATCAAAGTTAAGCCAGATACTTACCTTAACTTTTTGTCCAGGGTTATCGTCAGATGCGCCTACTGCCCTCTGAAATTTCATATTTGTATTTGAAAATTGTGGTGAGTTTCCCATAATATCTCCTATAGTTTAAGTGATTCAAGTTTTCTTTCGTAATGCTCCTGGATCTCGCCGTACATCCTGGGAACAACTACTTTCATATTTTTAAGAACATCTTTATTTCTATTGAACCAGTGCAAACACATACTTTGTGATTTGAGTTCATCAATATTTTTAAGATAGTTCTCAGTTATTTTTTGCCACTGCTCCTGGTCTTTTTCTGTGGCTTCTTCTTCTTTTGGAGGATCTTCTTTATCTTTTGGAAGATCTTTTTTAATTTCGTTAATATTTTTTTCATTGTTTTGTGCCTTTTCTATTTCGTTTACACTTGCCATTTCACCACCATGCAAAGCAGCAGCAGTAGCCAAAGCTCTACCAAGGCTGCTTGTCATGCAGTTCTCTATTGCTGAGGTTTTGTTAACCAGGGAGCTACCTCTTATTTCTTCAGCGTGTCCTACGCCAATAGGTATTTCTGGCTTATCTCTGTCAATGATACTGGTTTTTGTTACAACACGCTTGCCGTCATCTACCAGGATCTCCTCTACAATTCCATATCTAAAACCAAAATGCTTTCTAAAAATCTCCAGGCGTGAAGATACCATACTGTATTCTTTGCCTTTTAAATTTATAGTTTTTAGGTTTATTGTTTCTAATATTTCTTTCAGCTCACTCATCTTTCATCCTCGCTACTTGCTCGCCCTCGGTTGTAATCAACCAGGTAAGCTCCTGGCATCCTCTTTTATTTTTTCTTTTATTGCCTGGAATGATTAATCCATACTCATGCAGCTCAGTTAGTCTTGGTCTTACTGATACAATATATCCATCAATGTCATCAACTATTTCTGATCCAGTAATACCTTGCGGCCATCCAGCCTTTGCTACGGATCTGAGGACCGCCAGGCGCATATTCTTTATTCTAGGTAGTATGAAGTCCAAAGCCAGCTGCTCAGTTTCCCTGGGGTTTTTATGGATATTTGGTGCTTGATTCAATTCTTCATTATATTTTTTTTCTAACATAGCTTGTTTCACTTTCTTTTTTGTTTCGTATTTCATTTATAGAATCTCAATAAAATTTCTATCAAAGCAAGCTTGGTCAACCAGGCAACCAAACCAAAGTGCATAGTAAGCAAATACACAAAACATAAATAGAAATAAAATTTCAAAAAATAATTTTATCATCCTATCCCCCATACTTTGTGAGCTTCCTCAATTATCTCTGGTGGATCCGCCCAGCATATGTTTGTAAAGTCTGGATCAACTAATCTGAAAAGGTGATCTTTGTCTTTTGCAGCTTTCAATATTTCTTCTGTAGTTCTATGATTACGAACTATGGCGTTTACAACGTCTTGTAGGTAATCATTTTGCAGCTCTGGTGTGTTTCCCTGGTCAAAAATTTTGTAGTCTGTAGCGTTAGCATAGACCAGGAACGGAGGTAGTTTACCATTACACGCCCAGAATCCAGCGACCTGGTAAAGCGCAGCTTGTTCAAAAGGACCAGATAAACTACTTGGCAAACTGCCAGCTGAAAATCCAGATTTAGTTTTTTTATTTATCCTGGACCATTTTGTCTTGAGATCTCCACGCCTATTATAGTCTGGCCTGGTGTTGTGTGGCAGTTCAGTGCCAGGTAAAGTATTTAAATATTCTATTTCACCAGTTATCTGGTTATCCCTGGCCATAGCTTCTTGCAAACCAGCTGCTGCATTTTTGATTACTGATTCCAGTTCATCAATATACTTATCTTTTTTTTCAGCATCAGCTCCATCATCCCAGGTGCGAGGTTTGTATTTATTAAATGATTCAATAGCCTGGTCGATTGCATCACCAGTTTCTGTTTTGTTTATCAGTATAGCATCAGTAGCTTCTTGAACAGTACGACCACCGCACATTGCTGCATTGTCCTGGCCATTGAATTTCTGTTCAAACTTTTGAATTATTTTCCAGGCACTATCTCTTAAATGCTGGCTTGCATCTAATTGCTGATATATTTCCCAGGCTTCAGCAAGAGCTGGCCTTACATGAACTTTGTCAAACAAAGCTTTGCATCTCAGTTTTGATTTAGGATTTGAGTGCCATAGATAATTAAACCTACTGGCATATCCTGGTGTTTCTTTGAGTGTCATTGTCTTTCTCCTTTTATTAGCGACAACAGTATCTGTAAACGTCAACCTTGTCAAATTTATTTTATTATGTTGACGTTAGAATACATTTTTGATATTTGTTTCAACATGACACTAGAAGAATATAGATTAGAAAATAATTTGAGTTACAAAAAACTAGCTGAAAAACTTGGTTTCAAAGAAGCTACAGTGGCCAGGCGGTGGTGTTTACCAAAAAATCACAACCAGGCATTGACACCGAATCCAAAAAATCTAAGCTTGATTTTAGAAGTAACAATGGGAGCGGTAACGCCAAATGACTTTATCATCCGTAGAAATTGATTCGGAAGATACAGTACACCTACGAATAGCCAGGTGGTTGGATATTATGCTGCCGCCTGGATCAGTTTGGCATCACTCACCGAATGAGGGTAACCGTCATGTTTCATTCAAAGTAAAACAAAAACGTATGGGAACGAAAGCTGGCTGGCCAGACATAGAAATATTTGTGCCAGGCGATCAGACATACTGCGGCGTATCGTTATCAATATTTATTGAGGTAAAAGGTCGCAAGGGCCAGCTCACTCAAAGCCAAAGAGAAATAAGAGATAGGTTAGAGGAAGCTGGTGCTTTTTGGGCGCTTTGCAGATCTGTTGACCAGGTGCAAGAATTTTTAGAACAATTAATTAAACTAAGGGGGAGATAATGGTTGAATCATTTAGAACTGGAGCTATGTATTTATCTATGATCTATAAAGAGATGAAGAAAAAACAAGTGCCGCTTACACCAGCTGAGCTTGCAGCTGAGAAAGCAGCCTGGAGAGAACAAGAGCTGAAAGTAGATCATGCAGATAGGATTATCAAATGACACCACAACAATATGCAGAAGTAGCTGCGCAGATACTCAAAGATAGAGCTGGCAAGCTTGGTAATTACCAGGAACTTTACGAGAACCTGGCAGCTAGATTAACTTTAAGTTTTAAAAAAAAATTAAAACCAGGTGAAAGATTTTATGCAAGTGATGCAGTAAAATTTCATATTGAAAATAAATTAGCCAGGATGGATTGCGGCGAAGCTAACTCTGACCACAATTTGGATGGCGGTAATTATTTTTTTATACATGGGGGGTTGACAGATGAATCAGGAAAACAGTAGAATTTTTGTCAAGCCAGGAAGTGCTAAGCTTAGCGCTAATCTTAGCAATCCTAAATATTCCTTAAATAAAAAACAAAGATTAGCTAACTTAGCTAAGCTAAAGAACTTAGCTAAGTTAACAGTGAAAGCTACAAATCATAGTTACCAGGCAGCAGTGCAGCGTAGTGCCAGGTATCCGCTGGATGAATTGCAAAGGCGTGTCCTGGCAAAGCTCAGGAGAAGATATAGCGAAGAAGCTTACAAGGATTTAGTTATAAACCTGGAACATATACCAGTATTTGAAAAGATAGAATGGCTAAAGGAGATGGATGATAAGCTTAGACGTAAAGAGTGAGAGAGCATTAAGATCACAAGACAAACTGGCAATAGATCAGCTGCATGATCTATTTCTGGAAGCAGCTGAAACTGAAAGAAAGTTGCCTGGTGTAATCAGAAAGCAGAAGATGGTGCATTGGCCAGAGTATGTCAAAGAGTGGTCTGCTTATGGTTATAGCTCTTTTGAAACTCCCAGGCTGAAAGCATCACCAGAACAGATAACCAGGTTAGACAAAGCTATTACAATGGGATTGTCTATGGATGAAGCTGATCGCAGATTAATCTGGGCCGTAGCTCATTCAGCTGCATTTAGAGATCGTGGCGCAAAATGGACCAAGATAGCAAAAATCCTGGGATTGAATGATCCCAGGATTGTTAAGCGTAGATACCAGGATGCCCTGGTTAGATTATATTACAAGCTTTAAGCAGCTTTCCATTCCCATTTAACTTTAGCATCACTAGCCATACCTTTTGCTGCATGATCCTTGATCGCCTTGATGATCCAGTAAGCATCAGTGTGCATCCAGTTTTCTACCTCGCAGCTCTGGTAGTTTAAGCAGCAAGCCATGTTGTAAACATCAGCATCACTCAAGTAGTAGTTGTGGCCGTTAGTGCCAAGCTTTTCAAGAGCTTTGATGCAATCAGCTGGGAACAACATTAGATCCTCAAGATACTTGGCACTGTAAACCTCTTTAGTAGCTCTTTTCTCAAGCTCGTAGACACTCTTGACGTTAGCTTCAGCAAGCATCTTGGCTATCCATTTTACATGGTGAAACTTTTTTATGTTTGCTACGCCAGGAGAGCTGAAGTCAAACAGTACCTTTTTTGTGTGCATGTTGTAGCAATAAAAGTAATTGCTGGGTTGAATAGTAAATGCTGCAAGGGCAGCAATGTGTTTTGGATTTACGATAAAAGCGCTCATAGTTTCTCCTTTAGTTGTTGTAGTATTGATCTTCTGTATAAATGCCAATGCCAACTGGCTTGCCATTCAACGTCATTTGACCTTTGTCTATATCAGAAATTCCGTAGCTGATTGATCCTGGCATATCATCCCAGGTGATGTACACTATGTTGGAATCAATCTTTGAAATCACACCATAGCTGAGGGGGATCATAGCTCCCCAATCCCCAATCATTTTAGTTCCTACTTTCATTGCTTCTCCTTAGTTGTTGATAATTGTTTCAGCATGATCTTTGGCAAGATCAAGCTTAGAGAATGTGTGGCCAGTAGCTTTTCTGTACTCGCCGCACTCGGTTGTTTTGTAGACCTCGTAAGGCCAAAGAGGTCTGTTGCCAAAGTTTTTAAGGATCCAAACTGGCGCAAACTTGTGTTTGTACCAGTATGGCTTGCCAGCAAATTTCTCAGCAATTATCCAGTTGTTCATCAAGCAGCTGCTCCGTAAGTTGCCTTGACCATGCCTTTGGCCATGAACTCCATGAAATGCATCGGATCTCCATTGAAGAAGTCGATCTTGACAAAGTTGTCTTTGATCTTGGCTTTTGTTTCTGGATCTAACTTTTTGATCCAGGCAATGACAGTGGCAGTTTCTACGATGTGAAACGTACCAGCTTCGTCAAACTCGAAGTTGTGAGCGGTATCAATACCTTTCTCCTCAATGAAAGTATCGATCCATCCGTTGAAAGCGCTCATTTTTTCTCCTCTTGTTGTTAACCTCTATTACTAATGTGGGCCTATTGACGTTGAAAGTCAAGGGGTAAATAAACTTTTTTTCAAATTAATTTTTTTTGAATAAGCTGCTTGACTAAATGAATCTAAAACATTAGTGTTTTTGGTAAGCTTTGAGAAGATAGCTCTAGTTTACCTCTATAGAGCTTATTTCATTGTTTGACTCCTTTCGGTGGTTTGCAGTTATTTGCTGAAAAATGGGAGCTGCAAACCAAATTTTATGTTGAAAAAAACTAACCTGGCAGTTTTTCATTTCTCTGCCAGGTTTTTTTATGAGCTGGGAAAATGGCTAAAGTTTACAAAATAAGAGTTACAAAACCACAAATGGAAACTATTTGTGAGCGTATTGCTGAGGGCGAAAGCTTGACCAGGATATGTAATAACACAAAGAGCTTACCAAGCTGGAGAACTGTACTGAGATGGGTGCAAGAGAATGATGATGCTCATACGATGTATCGTAAGGCTAGAGCGTTGCAATGCGAGGTTATGAGGGATCAGATACTTGACCTGGTTAACATGGCTTTACCAGACGATCCTAAGCTAGCAATGGCAGAAGTACAAAGAAGAAGATTACAAGCAGATCATATGGATAAGCATATTAGACAAATGCAGCCGTTAGGCGTTAGAGATAAAGCTGAAGATAAAGCAGCTGAAAATAATGGCCAGGTAACTTTGTCCTGGGCGAATGGCAACCTTGAGATTAACTAGGATCAACGTATTTTTGTGCAAACATTTTGGCAGTAATCTCGCACACGAGGGATTTGATTTTGAATTTTGTTTGCCGATCTTCTGTAATCGTTGCTGGATATAGAAATAGTTAGCGGTAACTAACCGATATGGCTGCTATTTTACAAAGTTTGACCTGGTTTTTTTAGAATTTGCCTACCCCTGGTACCCCAAAGCAAGCCGCCGCTTGCTATATCTAATATATATCAGATAGGGAGTGTCTGACACATGAACATTGAGATTCCGTATTCACCAAGACCGCTCCAGGCAAAACTTCACAATGCCCTGGTCAAGAGTCGCTGGGGAGTTGTGGTATGTCATAGACGATTTGGCAAAACAGTTATGGCTATAAATCATTTACTGAGGGATGCGATACTGAATGATAAGACGAATCCCAGGTATTTTTATATAGCGCCTACATACCGCCAGGCTAAGGCGGTGGCATGGGATTATCTAAAGCAGTTTGCTGGTAAAGTACCGATGGTTAGGTTTCACGAAACTGAGCTGCGATGTGATCTGCCTAATGGTGCAAGGATTCAGCTGCTCGGAGCAGAAAACTATGATGCGCTGCGAGGGATCTATGCTGATGGTGCTTGCCTGGATGAAATGGCAGATATGCCAGAAGCTTTATTTCCAGAAGTGCTGCGGCCAGCATTGTCTGATAGAAAAGGCTGGGCGTTCTTTATTGGAACTCCAAGAGGGCATAATGCTTTTTTTGATTTATATGAATCAGCTCAAAACAGTGATGAATGGTTTACTCAGGTTTATAAGGCCAGCGAAACTGGTATAGTTGATGAGGAAGAATTACACGCTGCCAGGCAGATAATGACCGAGGACCAGTATGAACAAGAGTTTGAATGTTCCTGGGTTGCAAATGTACCTGGTGCGATTTATGGAAAAGAGCTGCAAGCCGCCCAGGAAAGTGGGCGCATAGGGAATGTTCCATATGACCAGGCGCACAAAGTAGATACCTGGTGGGATCTTGGTATAGGTGATAGTACCGCAATCTGGTTTACTCAGAATGTTGGTAGGGCAATTCATGTAATAGATTTTTACGAAGCTCGGAATGAGGGATTACCGCACTATGCGAAAATACTTACATCGAAAAGCTACTTCTATGGAAATCACAATGCGCCACACGATATTGAGGTTAGAGAGCTTGGCTCTGGTAAAAGCCGCAGAGAGATCGCATACGATTTGGGAATCAATTTTAGGGTTGTACCAAAGCTGCCAGTTGAAGATGGCATACACGCTGCGCAGATTATTCTTGGTCGTTGTTGGTTTGACCAGGTAAATTGTAAGGCTGGCCTGGAAGCTTTGCGCCAGTATCATCGAGCTTACAATGAAAGATTGAGAACATTTAGGAATAGTCCAGTACACGATTGGGCGAGTCATGCAGCTGATGCCTGGCGATACTTTGCGGTTGGGATAAAAGAAAACCGAGGTTTTGATAGACCGCCGCAAGCAATAGCAGATAGTAACTATAATCCATTGGGAGTAGCAATATAATGGGATTCCTTAATCCAAAAGTGCCAGCGCCGCCGCCAGTAGAGCCGCCACCGCCAGCACCGCCTATGGATGTTGTGCCAGATAGCGCAGTAACCTCCGTAGACGAAGTAGAAGATAAAAGAAAAAGAGCTAACCGAGTTAGTAGACAAAAGACCATTTTAACTGGATCACAAGGTTTGTTAACTGAAGCTCCGATAGAATATAAATCATTATTGGGAAGTAAGTGATGGCTGGTGAAACAAGCGATCCTGGTGGCCAGGACACAATAGACCAGGCTGAAGAAGAAAACATGATGGCTGGAATGACTACTGCTGAAAGTCAAGCTGCTATGTCAGAAGCTGGTTTATCAATGGGATTTGGTGATTTTGCTGGCAGTACCGCTTTGGCTGATAGACAAAGAGATAGTCTTACTGGCAACATTTTAACTGATGCTCTTGTTCCAGGTATTGGAACATTAAATGTTGTTAACGCTTTGAGCGCACAACAAACACAAGCAAGTTTGCAGCGTGGAGCTAATCCAGTTTATGGATCCAGCGGTAATGTTGTGGGAACTATGGGAACTGGTTTGTTTGGTGGTACTGTATATACTGGATCTCCAGAGGGCGATCCGAATCCTCCTATGGGCGGTGATGATAATGACCAGCAACCAGTTAGAAGAAGAACTACAAGCGGTAGACCAGGAGCAGCCGTGCCAGGTGTATCAAACACAACATCAAGAAGAATTACGCCGAGTGCAGCAGTAAGAGGTGCATCACTTGCGCCAAGGCTTTACGCCATGAGTGGTAGAGGTAGAGGGCGTGGGATAAATACGTCATCCCAGGGCATACTTGGATCTGCGCCAGTGCAAAGAAAAACTTTACTAGGAAGCTAATATGTCAGAACAACTAGCAGCAGAACTTGTAAAAAGGTTTGCATCCTTAGAAAATCAAAGAGCAACCTGGGAAACTCACTGGCAAGAAGTAGCTGATTATGTTGCGCCCAGGAAAGCTGATATAAACAAAGTTAGATCACCAGGCGATAAAAGATCAGAACTTATTATGGATGGCACTGCTGGCCTTGCAGCTGAGCTGCTAGCGGCAAGTTTGCATGGTATGCTTACAAATATGTCCACCAAATGGTTTTCATTGCAGTATCGTAATGATGATCTAAATATGAATGATGCAGCAAGAGAATGGCTTGGTGATGTTGAGCGTGTAATGTATGGCGCTTTTGCCAGGTCAAACTTCAATGAGCAGATACACGAGCTTTACCATGATCTAATTACTTTTGGCACTGGCGTTATATTTATCGAAGAAGATGATGAGTTTCAGCTTGGTTTTTCAACCAGGCATATTTCAGAATGTTATGTTACCGAAAATGAAAAAGGCCGTGTAGATACAGTATATCGTAAATTTAAAATGCCGTTGAGGGCGGTAATACAAAGGTTTGGCGCAGATAAAATCTCAGCAAAAATGCTGAAGATGGTAGAAGAAAAACCTTATGAGATGATTACATTATTACACGCCGTTTATACCAGGGATGAAAGGGATATTACAAGAGTTGATGCTGGCAATAAGCCAGTGGCTTCAGTTTATATAGATCCAGAAAATAAAACTATTTTATCTGAGGGCGGCTTTGACGAGTTTTGTTATTGTGTTCCTAGATTTTTAAAAGCAAGTTTCGAGATAGGTTATGGCCGTTCTCCAGCCATGACCGCCCTGGCAGATATTAAGATGCTTAATAAAATGTCAGAGGTAACGATTAGGGCCGCTCAAAAACAAGTGGATCCTCCCTTACTTGTTCCAGATGATGGTTTTATTCTCCCCATTAGAACTGTACCTGGCGGCCTTAATTTTTATAGGTCTGGCACTAGAGATAGACTAGAGCCATTGAATATAGGTGCAAACAATCCTATTGGTTTGAATATGGAAGAACAACGTAGAAAAGCAATTCAATCAGCTTTCTACGTTGACCAACTTATCCTGGGCCAAGGACCGCAAATGACGGCAACCGAGGTTGTGCAGCGTACTGAAGAAAAGATGAGGTTGTTAGGGCCAGTGTTGGGAAGATTACAAGCTGAGTTGTTGCAGCCATTGATTACCAGGAGTTACAATATTTTAGCCAGGAAGAATCTTTTTAAACCAGCTCCAGATATAATCCAGGGCCAGGATTTTGATATTGAATATGTATCACCGCTGGCAAAAGCTCAAAGAGCTGGCGATGTTCAAAGCTCGCTTCAGTTTATTGAATTGATGCAGCCGTTGGCCCAGGTGGATCCTGGTGTTATCGATTACCTGGATGCTGATAACCTGGTCAAACATTTGATTAGTGCATTATCAGTGCCAGCCAAAGCGGTACGAGGTGATGACCAGGTAAGTGAGATAAGAGAACAACGACAAGCGCAGCAAGCACAACAACAACAGTTAGACCAGGCGCAGCAAGTCGCTGAATCAGCTGGTGCAGCAGCGCCGTTATTAAAGGCTACACAATGAGTATTGATGAGCTTAGAGCAGCTTATAAGCTTTTATTTAATACAAAAGATGGCGAAACAATCTTAAAAGATTTGGAAGCTAGGTATCATGTAAATGGATCAACCTTTTCTCCAGATGCAACCGAAACGGCCTACAGAGAGGGCCAGCGCACTGTAGTGCTATTTATAAAAGCAATGCTGGCCGATAAACCAAAAAGAGAGGACATAGTAGAAACATGAGTGAAGAAGCCCAGGTAGCGGAAGCTCCAGCCGTTGAAGATGCTGGACAAGCTCCGTCTGCGCAGCCAGCCGAATATGATTGGCGCTCAGAAATTCCAGAAGAAATAAAAGGACATAAATCTTTAGAATCAATCCAGGATGTACCAGGATTGATAAAAAGTTTTGTTCATTCACAATCCATGATTGGCGCTGATAAAGTAGCCATACCAGGTAAACACGCCACCGATGATGATTGGAATGTTGTTTATGGCAAACTCGGTAGACCGAATGAAGCAAAAGATTACAACCTGGCAGCTACAATACCAGATGACCAGGTAAAAAATGAAGAAATGTTAAACTGGTTTCAGAACACGGCCCATAAAGCTGGTTTGTCGCAGCGCCAGGCAACATTATTATTAAATGAATTTAACGAACAAACTAATAATCAGCTCAGTACAAATCAGATTAATGTTCAAGCTGAGGTACAAAAGACAACTCAAGAGCTGCAAAAAGAATATGGCCCAGCTTTCCAAGACAGAATGAAAGTAGGTAACGGCGTTCTTCAGCAGTTTGGCAATGTAGAAATTGCAAATATTGAGTTAGCTGATGGGCGGCGTTTAGGCGATCATCCAGACGTTATTAGAATGATTGTGAATGTTGGCGACTTTATTACTAACAAGGTTGGTGAGGATAGCTTAGAGGGCGTTAAAACGTCAAATGCTCTTGGACTAGATGAAATCAATTCTAAAATTGCTGAAATGACCGCTGAGAACACGCCGTACTGGGATGCAAAGCATCCTCAGCATAGTTTCTATGTAGACGAAGTTATGAAGTATAGGGAGATGATAAGTGCATAATAGAGAGTTTAGATTAGAAGTTTTAAGAATGGTGCTTGAAACTGGATCTGGAAGAATAATAGATGATCCAATGGAAAGAGCTAATAAGTATTTACAATGGTGCGAAGCTGGAGATAAGCCAAGTGGCCCTCCAAAAGAAAAACCAAGTAAAGTAGTCGAGATAAGCAAAGGCCCTCGCAAAACCAAATAACCTTACGTCTGGATTCCCAGGTAGCGTTTTAATTTTTATGAACTAAGGAGTATGTAATGAGTTCACAAATCACTACTGCTTTCGTTAATCAGTTCAGCTCCAACGTACAGTTATTGTCGCAGCAAAGAGGTTCTTTGCTACGAGGTTCTGTATCTGAGGAATCTGTAACTGGTGAGAAAGCCTTTTTTGACCAGGTAGGTGCAACCGCTGCGGTCAAAAGAACTTCAAGACATCAAGATACACAAATTCTTGATACACCACATTCAAGACGAATGGTAACTATGGATTCTTATGAGTGGGCCGATCTTATAGATGATGCCGACAAAATAAGAATGTTAATTGATCCTACATCAACTTATGCTCAAGCAGCTGCTTCAGCAATAGGTAGATCAATGGATGATGCAATTATTACTGCTGCAACTGGTACGGCAAAAACTGGATCCAGTGGAAGCACTGATACCTCAATGCTTGCTGGTAATATTATTGCTCATGGATCAGCTGATTTAACAATAGCCAAGCTCATAAGTGCAAAAAAGATTTTGGATGAGGGATCAGTAGATCCATCAATCCCAAGATATATTGCCGTAGCTCCAGCTCAAGTAGAAGCTTTACTAGGTACTACACAGATCACATCAAGTGATTTTAATACTGTAAAAGCTCTTGTCGCTGGTGAAGTGGACACTTTTATGGGTTTTAAATTTATTATGTCAACCAGGTTAAGTGTGGCATCCAGTATCAGAACTTGTTTTGCTTGGGCTGAAGATGGAATCAAGCTTGCCGTTGGAAAAGACGTAATGGCAAAAATCGATGAGCGTGCTGATAAGAGTTACAGTACTCAAGTCTTTTATTGTGCAACCTTTGGTGCAACACGAATGGAAGAAGCAAAAGTAGTTTCTATCCTTTGTGATGAATCAGCTTAATTGGGAGATAGAACATGACTACAAAAAATTCTGATCTCGTAGCCAATTTTGAAGCTACATATACAATGAGTGATGCTGGTTTGTTAACTGGAACAACCAGGATTGCTCAAGGAACTGTTGAACTAGCAGCTGGAGATAGCACTGATAACGATATTGTTATGCTAGCTCCAATACCGACAAACGCTAGAATAAGCTCGTTAAAGATAGGCACTGACACTTTTGGTAGCAGCGCCACATTTAATGTTGGGTTATACACTAGCGCTGGCGTAGTCAAAGACGAAGATTGTTTTGCAAGCTCCGTTGCTGATGCAGCTGCAATGACAGATGTAAGATTTGAAGCCGCAGACATAAGCACTTGCGGTCAAGAAGTTTACACTATTGCTGGTGATTCTACAGATCCAGGCGGACACTACTATGTTGCAGCGACATTCAATGCAACTGGTGGTACTGCTGGTACAATGTCATTCATTATTGAATACGTTATAAACTAAAACTTTAGCAGCGCAGCAATGCGCTGCTTTTTTATAGGAATTATTATGGCTTCAGTAGTAGATATTTGTAACTCAGCTTTGAATCAAATCGGTGCATCTAATATTATTTCTCTTACAGAAGATAGTAAAGCTGCCAGGATATGCAATCAAAGATATGAGTTTGTAAGGGATGCAACATTTAGATCTCATCCCTGGAATAGTTTGATTACCAGGCAGACACTAGCACCTGATGCTGATGCGCCTAGTTTTACTTTTGCAAAACAATTTACGCTGCCTACTGATCCATTTTGTTTGCGAGTCTTAAAACTTTCAGATCCAGAAATAAAGTTTGAGCTTGAGGGTAGAAAAATTTTATCTGATGAAAGCACAATCAATCTGGTGTTTGTAGGAAAAGTAACTGATCCAAACCAATATGACACTCTTTTGCTAGAAACTATTGTAGCTGCACTTGCAGCTGATATAGCTTATCCTTTATCTGGTAGTATTAGCCTGGCATCTCAGCTTGCAACTTTATATAGAGATAAATTAAAAGAAGCCAGGTTTGTTGATGCAACTGAGGGTAATACAACTAATACTTCTAGCATCCAGGATAGCGAGGTATTAGCTGCAAACACATTTATTAATGCGAGGTTGTAAATGGCTAAGGCTTCACCTCCATTTAATAATTTTACTGCTGGTGAATTATCGCCCAGGTTAGAGGGCCGCACTGATGTAAACAAATATTTTAATGGCTGCAAAAAGTTACAAAACTTTTTAATACATCCTCATGGCGGTGCAAGTCGCAGACCTGGTACGAAGTATGTAAACTCTGTAAAAACAAGTTCAAATTTTACCAGGCTAATACCTTTTGAATTTAATGTTGAGCAAGCTTATATATTAGAATTTGGTGAAAACTATTTTAGAATACATAAAGATGGCGGCACTGTTGTTGATGGTAGTTCAAATCCAATAGAAGTTACAACTGTTTACACTAGCGCCCAGGTATCTGAAATAAAGTTTACACAAAGCGCTGATGTCATGTACCTGGTACATCCATCACATCCAGTACAAAAGATAACCAGGACAAGTCATACTGCTTGGACAATAACGGAGGTAAATTTTCTCCGTGGTCCTATGCAAGATCCTAATACGACAACTACAACATTAACTGCAAATGGCCGCACTGGTAGTGTTACTATTACTGCAAGCGCAGATACTTTTGCTTCGACTGATGTTGGAAGATTAGTAAAGCTACATGATGGTTTTGCAAAGATAACAAACTTTTCAAGTGCAACCTCTGTTACCGCAACTGTCCAGGAAAATGCTGAGGGTAGAACTGAGCTGATGCCAAGTTATACCGCAACAACTATTGCATTTTTTGAGGGAGATCCAAGCTCAACTGGCCTGGAACACAATGATAGAATTACAGACACTGCTGGTAATTTTGTAACTGAGGGTTTTAAAGTAGGCCAAAAGGTTACAATATCTGGTGCATCAAATGGCGGTAATAATAAATCAACTGCCGTTTTATTAGTCCAGGTAACTGCTGATACAATTTTGTTTTCTCCAAGTGTCGACCTGGTGAATGAATCAGCAAGTGCTTCAGTAACAATAAATGGTGCGCTAGAAGCTGATGATAATTTTAGCCTGGGAGCATTTAGCTCAACAACTGGCCATCCAGCAGCAGTTACATTTTTTGAGCAGCGCCTGGTTTTTGCAAATACAACTGCACAACCACAAACTTTGTTTTTTTCAGTAGGTGGCAGCTTTGAAGATTTTGCAGATGGTATAGATGCTGATGATGCTTTGACATATACTATTGGATCTAACCAGGTAAATGTTATTAGGTATCTTACATCAAGTAGAGTTTTGATTGTTGGAACTAGTGGTGGTGAGTTTGCAGTAAGTGCAAGCGGCGCAGCCGAACCTCTATCACCTACAAACGCTCAAATAAAACGCCAGGCTAATTATGGATCTGCAAATATTCAGCCTATCCAGGTTGGTAACGTAACTATGTTTGTTCAAAGAGCATCAAGGAAAGTAAGAGAGCTTGTATATAATTTTGATTCCGATAGTTACCAGGCTCCAGATTTAACTGTTCTTGCAGAGCATATTACTGATAGCGGTATAACTGAAATGGCTTTTCAGCAAGAGCCAGACAATATTGTTTGGTGTGTTTTAACAGATGGCCGTTTTGTTGGCATGACATATAGACGAGAAGAAAATGTTGTTGGCTGGCACGAACATATTATTGGTGGATCTTTTGGATCAGGTAATGCAGTGGTTGAAAGTGTTGCGGTTATACCAGGTGATCTCAATGAAGATAATGTTTACCTGGTTGTTAAAAGAACTATAAATGGTGCAACGGCAAGATACATAGAAACTTTTTCAAATTTTGATTTTGGTACTGATGTTCAAGATGCTTTCTTTGTAGATAGTGGATTATCGTATACCGGATCCGCAGCAACTACAATATCTGGCCTAAATCATTTAGAGGGCCAAAGTGTATCAATCCTGGCGAATGGTGCTACACATCCAAACAAAACAGTATCTTCTGGATCAATTACTTTGGATAGATCAGTTACAAAAGCACATATTGGATTAGGTTTTGATTCAACCTTACAAACAATGCGAGTTGATGCTGGCGGCACTGAGGGTACGGCCCAGGGAAAAATAAAAAGAATACATGATATTACATTGAGATTATTTAGAACTGTTGGAATCCAGGTAGGTAGCAGTGAAAGTGAAATAGATAGAATACCATTTAGAAGCTCAGCTGATGATATGGACACTGCTCTTTCGATGTTTACTGGTGATAAAGAATTAGAATTTAGAGGTGGTTTTGACAATGATGGATTTATTGTAGTCAAGCAAAACCAGCCATTACCAACAACAGTATTAGCAATTTTCCCAAGGCTGCAAACTTTCGATCAATGATAGTGGCAGATTACAAGCCAGAGCATGGCCAGGAAATACTTGATGGCAAAATGAATAAAGGTGCGCCGCAGCACATAAAAGAACATTTAGATTTTGCAAAAGGACTTCATGTTCCTGGTCAATCATTTAGTGCAATAGATAATGGCCACCTGATAGCTTGCGGCGGTATCAAACAATTATGGCCAGGTGTTGCTGAAGTTTGGTTTTTATCAACTGATAAGGTCCATAGCCATGTAAGACCAGTGATGAAAATAATTTTTAAGTATTTGCCAAGGCTGATAAAAGAGCAAAAACTAGTTCGTATTCAATCAGCAGTAAGAGCAGATTGGCCAGAAGCTCAAAGGTTTGCTCAGTTTATGGGATTAGAAAACGAGGGACTTATGAGAAAATATGGTCCAGATGGTAGCGATTATTTTAGATATGCAAAGGTTTTTTAATGGGTATTGAAGCAGCAATAGCATCAACTATAGTTAGTTCGGTAGTAGCCGCTAACGGCGCTAGAGCCGTTGGTAAAGCTCAGCAAGCAGCTAATAATTTTAATGCAGATATAAATGAGCGTAATGCCCTGGCTAATGAACAAGATGCAGTGCAATTAAAAATAGCAAGCCAACTTGATATTGCTAGATTTCGTAGAGAGTTTTCCGATCTCCAGGATGCAACAAGCCAGGCATTTAGATATAATGGATTTGTTGCTGAGGGTGGTACGCCATTGAAGATTGCCCTGGCAAATGCAAAAGAAGCTGATGAAGAAATAGCTATAAGAAAATATAATGCAGCGGTTGGTGTCCAAGAGCTTGAAGAAAGCGCCGTTCAAAATAGGATGCAAGCACAACTGAATAGACTCTACGGATCTACTGCAAGAACTGCTGGTAATATAAACGCTGGTGTAAGTTTGCTTAGAGGATTTAGCTCAGCTGCAAATATACAAGCTGGTGCAAATCTTAACAGACAATCAATCCAGAATAATATTAATTTACAAAAACAAACTGCACAAACGAGGTTTGGTTAATGAAAGTACCTACATTTAATAGACAAACTGCCAGAACAACCGGCACTGGTGCAAGGCAACTTTCAGTACAAGCAAGTCCTGGTGCTTTATCGCAAGCAGCACAAGCAACTGCAAGGCTTGGTGAAGCTGCACAAACTGCATCTTTAAATGCTTTGCAAATTGCAGAACGTCAAAAAACAGAAGAATTTAAAGCAGCGGAACAAAAGAAACTAGCTTTTTTTGAAGCTGAATTAAAAAATAAATATGAATCTGAGTTGGCTGATGGAACATTAAAATACAACCAGGCTTTGAATAATGCTGCGCTTGAAGCTTCTAAAATGGATCCCAGCCTTAGTAATAGATATTTCAATGCAACTTCTGAAAAACTTAAAAAAGATTTATCAAAAGGATTTTCAAGCAAAGCTGCGCAAAGAGATTTCTTAATAAAAGCAGACCTGGCTTTCACAAATAAAAGTGTGTCAGTTAGATCTAATACCTCGAACAGATTAATTAATGAGCAAGCAGCGGTGCTGATAAATTCAATAGATCATTTTAAAAAACAAGCAGTGGTTGGTAATGCAGCAGAAAAACTTGAAGCTGCCAATGAATTGTTTGGCCAAAATGGTATCTATGCAAAGCTTGTTAGCCTGGGATATATGACAAACACTGAAGCTACTGTAAAACGTCAGGCAGCTCAAGAAGATATTTTAAAAAATTCTGTAGTAGATAACTTTCAAAAAATTGGAACTATCGAGGGAAAAGAAAAATTTATAGAAAACTTAGAAAAGAATCCACCAGGAACAATGGATTCAGTAGAAGCAAGAGTTTTAGTAAGGAATCTAAGAACTGATATAAAAAATATGAAAGCCATAAATAAAACTCAAGCTGCATCATTAAAAATAGATTTGAAAGAAGTAAATAATATTTTTAAAAAAGGTGGCACTGTTGATATTGAAGTAATTAATGGTTTGGAAAACAAAGCAAAATCAATGGGCGCAGATGGCGTAGAATTAATTGCACTAGCTAATAATCTTAAATTAAAAAAACAAATATTTGATGTTGCCAGGAAAACAAACATGGCATCTCTTACTGCTGAGATTACAAAGTATTCAACCGAGGGAATACCTGGAGCTGGTGCAGCTGGCATAGATACATTGATTGAAGCAGAAATAGTAAGCGATCTCAAAACTCTTGAAACAAATATGAGATCCGAACTGAAAAGAGATCCGCTTACTTTTGCTGAAAGAGCTGGCAATACAAAAATTACGCCTATAAATTTTGTTGATGTAGTGGCTAATCCTGGTGATAGATCTCTATCTGGAAACTACGAAGTTCGTGTTAGTAAAAGAATTAGTGAAGCAGTGGCCGTATCTGGCCAATATGGATCTGCGCTGAAATTTTTAAAAGACGAAGAAGCTAGCAGTTTAAAAGCATTTTTTGAAGCTAGTACAACTAGCACAGAACAAAAGCTTTTAGTTTTAAATAAATTAAACCAGGGTTTTGGCAGACACGCTTCAGATGTTTTGGCAGAGCTATCACAAAAAGGCGCACCAGAACTTGCGCATATTGGCGGTCTAATGCAGCTAGGCTTGATTGATAATGCAAAGTTTGCATTGCAAGGTTTAGATCTTAAAAATGCTGGTAAAAAAGCTCCAGAAGCTACGAACATAAATACACAAGCAGAATATTCTAATACATTAGGCAATGCTTTATTATTTACGCCAGCGGAAGTCCAGGGAGCAGCAAAACAAGTATCTGATCTAATTTACAATAAAATGGCAAACGATCAAGGATTACAGTTTTTTAGAAACAATGTATATGCTGATGCAATAAAAATGGCAGTAGGTAATGTTGATAAAGTAAATGGTCATCCAGTAGTAATACCAAAAGAACTAGATGCAGATAAACTTGAAGATATGCTTGATGACATAAAGTTAGAAGATTTTGCAGCTCAAGGTTTTAACATAGATGCAAAGCTTCTTAAAGATATTCAAGATGAAGAATACAATCTTTATGTTGTCGGAGATGGTAAGTACAAGCTAGCCAGGGGTACGCCTGGTGATCCAGATTTTTTGATTGCTGGCGATCTAAATGGAAATGAAATAATTTTAGATGCTTTACAATTCTATGGATTTAACTAATGAGTTTTCTTTATACAAAAGAGGAGGAGCAACGTACTGGAACAAAGGCAACGCCTGGTACAGTAGTTACAACTGGTGAAGCTAGTTTTATTGATAACCTAAAAGCTGCTTACAAGTATAGTGAATATAACAATACCTCAGTTTCAGAATCTATTGTTATGGAGGAGCAGTGGGATCCATACATACAAACAATAAATGAGAATAAACAAAAGCTAGGATTGCCTAATGATGTTGTAAATCCTGGCAAACTTTTATCGATGTCTATTTTTAATGAAGAAAGAAAGTACGCTGGATATGAAAAAAAAGTTAATGAAATATCAAAAATAATTAAAGATAATCCAGATTTGTTTGGTGAGTTCAGCCATGAAAAACTTATTGAAAATGCCAAAGAACAAGCAAGGCTTGCTTTCAAAGAAAATCAGGAGATTACAGAACGATCACCAAGTTTTAGTAATGTATTAGCCAGGTTAACTGGTGAAGCTGGATCATTAATACAAGATCCAGTTATTATTGGTAGTTTAATGTTTGGTAATGGTCCTGGTAAACTTTACCAGCTAGCTTTGAATCAAGCTATAATTGGTGCTGGATCAGAAGCGCTAATTCAAAACAATGTAAAAAAATGGTATAAAAGCACTGGCCTGGAATATACTGATGCACAGTTCTGGCAAGCTATTGCTTTTGGTGCTGGCTTTGGTGCGGCATCACCTTTTGTTTTTAGAGCTGGTGGCAAGACAATATCTTTTACAAGCGATCAGATAAAAAAAGGAATAGATGCTTACAAAAAAGCTGGCTTTATAAAACCAAATAGTAAAGCAGATTTACTTGTAAAGGCTGCTCAAAATTCAGAAGATGCAGTAAATTCAAATCCCTTATCAAGTGAATCCGAGCATTTACAAAGATTGAATGATGCTGAATTAGCGATAGAATCAAACGACCTGGTAAACATAAACGAAGTACCAGAATCAAGCGTTATCAAGCCAAAGAATGTTTTTGAGTCTGATAATTTAAATAATGAAGTTTTTAAGTTTGATCCAGATAATTTACAAGTAGATGCAAAACTTTTTCAGTTCAAAGCTGGCGGTGATGCTCAGGGTGTTACTGATGCTTTGCAAGGTGTAAAAAAATGGGATCCAATAAAATCTGGACAAATTGTAGTTTATGAATATGCCGATGGTAGGCAGTTCATTGCAGACGGCCATCAAAGATTGGGCCTGGCAAAAAGATTAAAAGCTGAGGGCCAGGATGTAACTTTGTATGGAATGAAGATAAGAGAGGTTGACGGATTTACTCCAGCTTATGCCAGGGTAACTGCTGCACTAAAAAATATTGCTGAGGGTACTGGCACTGCGGTTGATGCTGCAAAGGTATTGCGAGTAGATCCAAGTAAGATAAGTGAGCTACCGCCAAGATCAAACCTTGTAAAACAAGCCAGGGCGGTTGTAAATCTTACCGATGAATTATTTGGTATGGTTGTAAACGATGTAGTACCAGCAAAGTTTGCAGCGGTTGTTGGAAGATTAATACCAGATGATTCAGCATTACAAGAAGCTGCAATGAGAGTGTTGGCCAGGAATATGCCAGACAATGAGTTCCAAGCTGATGCTATAGTAAGACAAGTTATTGAATCAGGAGTAAGAAAAGAAACAACCGCAAACCTTTTTGGCGAAGAAGTAATGGCTGAAAGTTTCTTTGTAGAAAGAGCCAGGATATTAGATATGGCACAAAAAGCATTACGCCAGGATAAAAATGCTTTTCAAAACCTTGTTAATAATGCAGAAAGATTAGAAGCTGAGGGAAATCAGCTAGCAAGAAACGCTAACCAAGAAAGGGTATCAAAAGATGGCCAAGCGATCACGCTCATCACAACGCTTGCAAACAGAAAAGGGCAACTCAGCGATGCTCTCAACGATGCAGCCAGACTTGCCAGGGAAAGCGGCAACTATACCAACGCTTCAAGAGGATTTATTAACTCTGTCAGATCTGCAATTAACCAGGGCGATTTCAACCGCCTTGAGTTTGGCAACGTCAGACGCTCTTTCGATGGTGAAGCGAAAGTCCGCACAAGTGAGAATGAACCAACAAACTCAAACCTCAACGACTTTGACGAACCAGCTGGACCAGGATCCAGGCAGCAATCAAATCAGTTAGAAGAAGATCAGTTTGGTGAGTTAAGACGGCAAGAGGGTTTTTTATCGGACCTGGAAGCTAGGCAAGATCTAAATACAAAGCTTGACCAGGGCATGACGGATGCTGAGATAGACAATCATCCAGCAGTGATTAGAGCTATTGAAGAAGCTGATGCAATACCAAAAACACATGAAGCTGCGAACTATGGATCAAAAGATTGGTTTGATAATAGAGATTTTGTTGTTGACGGAATGAACTTAAAAGGGTACGCTCAAGGCGTAAACTCGCTAATTGACAGAGCGAAAAAGCTGGCATACACCGATGCGAAGCTTGAAGTACCACCAGGTTATAGAGTAAAAACTGAGAAAAAAGCGGTTATATTGCTTGGTCCTCCAGCTGCTGGTAAGAGTACTTTTGCTAACCAGGTTGCTAGAAAACTTAATGCAGCAATCATAGATTCTGATGATGCGAAAAAAATATTACCAGAATTTCAAGGTGGCATAGGTGCAGCTGCGGTGCATGAGGAAAGCTCTGCACTAGCAAAGCTTGTTAAAGATTTGATTACTGATGAGGGATCTAATGTAGTTATCCCAAAAGTGGGAGATACAGTAGGTAGTATTCAGAAACAAATAGATAATCTAAAAGCAAAAGGTTATACAGTTACACTAGCGAATATGGATGTAACGCCTCAAAATGCACTAACCAGGATGCTAAAAAGATTTATTAATACTGGTAGATTAGTTAGTCCAGTTTATGTTAGAAGTGTAGGAGCAAAACCGAATCAAACTTACGTTAGTTTGAAACAACAAAGGAAAGCTGATGGTTACGCCGAAGTCGACAACAACCAAAAACTTGGAGAAATCCCAACAATCCGAGAAGATACAGACGGAATCTTTGAGGGGTTACAATTTCGCAGCAGCGGAGGAGAAAGGGGAGCAAGTGGCGGAGCAGTGGTTGACAACATCCCAGGGCAAAGAATTGATGGCCCAGGTCAAGAAATTGCAGAACAAACAAGCTTAGTCGATGATTTAGATTTAGAAGTTCCAACAGAACTAACTGTAGATGGCGATAGTATTGTAGCCAAAACACAAACATTAAAAGAATTACAAGAAGAATTTGCGCAAGACCAGCGTATGCTGGACCGCCTTGAGGGTTGTGTAGTATGAGTTTTTTGGATTGTATTACTAATGGTAATCGTGAGGGCAATCTAACCGATGACCAGGCAAGGCTTGCTAGTGATCTATATATTGGATTAGATGTAGAATACCAGGGCAAAATGAATAGAGGTGCAGCTGCTGCAAGAGCTGCAAAAGAAACTTTTGAAAGTTTACAAAAGCTTGCTTCTGAAAAGAAAAGAAAAAAGTTACTCCAGGTCCAGGCGTTCAAACAAGTAGATAAAAATTTAAATGAATATAGAGGTTTTGGAGATAAACAAGACTATGCAAAAGCAGCTGAAGCTCTAATAGAACAAGATATTTTTTCAAAATATTCTAGCCTGGTGCAACGTCAACAAGCTATTGAGCAAAGAGCTACAAGTAAAATGTATGATGTTCTGGCTACATTTAAAAGAAACTTGCTGGGATCTACAAGAAACAAAGCGCAACTGAAAAATATGGTCAGGGAAGTTTTTGGAGAAACTACTGATGATGTAAGCGCAAAAGAGTTTGCAATAGCCTGGAAAGAAACTGCCGAGGATCTAAGATTACAATTTAATAGAGCTGGTGGATCTATTCCAAAAAGATCTGATTGGGGATTGCCGCAGCAACATGACCAGATTGAAGTAGGCAAGGCTGGTATGTCAGAATGGGTTAGCTTTGTAAAAGACAGACTAGATCCAGAAAAAATGTTAGACCATGAAACTGGTCTTAAAATGACTGAAGATAGATTAATATTTGCTTTACAAGATGTATGGGAAACAATTAGCAGCGGTGGTTTAAATAAAGTAAAACCTGGCGCAATGGCTAGCAATAGAAAATCTTTGGCTAATAGCAGAACAGATCATAGATTTTTAGTTTTCAAGGATGCGGATGCCTGGTTAGAATACCAGGAAAAATTTGGTAACACTAATGCTTTTGATGTGATGATGGGCCACATTACATCTATGTCAAAAGAAATAGCACAGATGGATATATTAGGTCCGAATCCTCTGGCAACTTTAGATTTTATAAAAACTAAAATAAAACAAAATGTAGAGCCTGGAGATCCAAAGGCTATCAACAAAGCTAACAAAGCTGCAAACTATATAGATACATTATATAACGGCTGGTCTGGTAGAGTTAATCAGCCTATTGATGGATTTTTTGGAAATACTTTTGCTGGCATAAGATCTATACTTACTTCAGCACAATTAGGTGCTGCATCAATATCAGCAATAACTGATTTTAACTTTCAAAGAATTACCAGGGGTTTTGTTGGATTACCGCAAGTAAGCACTGTAACTGATGTTTTAAAATTATTAAATCCTCTCAAAGCTGAAGAAAAAGGTAAGCTGGCAGTAAGGCTAGGTTTGATAGCTGAGGGGTGGACAACTGTAGCGGCTGCGCAAATGAGGTATGTTGGTGATGTATCTGGTCCAGAGATAACCAGGCGTATATCTGATTTTGTTATGAGGGCAAGCTTTTTATCTCCACTTACACAAGCTGGTAGATGGGCGTTTGGGATGGAGTTTTTAGGTTACCTTGCAGATCAAGCGCCAAAAGCATTTAACGAGTTAGACGAGCCTATAAGAGCAAGCTTACAAAGATATGGTATAGGATCCGATAAGTGGGATATTATTAGATCTACAGATTTGTATGAATATGACGGCGCAAAATTTTTAAGCCACGAGAACATAGCAGCAAGAACAGATATAGATAGTAATACTGCTAGGGATTTATCTCTAAGAGTATTAGAGATGATAAATACTGAAACAAACTTTGCAGTACCATCATCAAGCTTGCGAGGTAAGGTTGCTTTGATAGGTAACACAAATCCTGGAACAATAGCTGGCGAGCTTTCCAGGTCTTTTGCAATGTATAAAAACTTTGGAACAACGCTAGTAAATACACATTTAGTAAGAGGAGTTACACAAAAAGGAGCTGCGAGAAAAGGTACATACCTGGCTGATTTTTTAATTACTGGAACAATCATGGGTGCGCTAGCCTTGCAACTAAAAGAAATGTCAAAAGGCCGTGATCCTAGACCAATGACAAGCGCTGGTTTCTGGGGAGCTGCATTTATGCAAAGTGGCGGCCTTGGTATTTTTGGGGATTTTTTAATGTCCGATCATAATAGATTCGGTGGCGGCCTGGCACAAACAATAGCTGGCCCAGTAGTAGGCTTGGCTGAAGATGTTTTAAAATTGACAATGGGTAATGTTCAACAAGCTATTGAGGGTGAAGATACAAACTTTGCAAGTGATATGGTGAGATTCGCTGGTAGATATACACCAGGTAGCTCGCTTTGGTATTCAAGGTTAGCTTTAGAAAGAAACATATTACAACAATTAGAACAAATGGCTGATCCAAAAGCCGCAAGAAAATTTAGAAACATAGAAAGAAAGTATGCAAGAGAATATAACCAATCTTACTGGTGGCGGCCTGGTAGTGCAGCACCAGATAGATCAGTAGATTTATCCAACATTTTTGAGGAATCACGATGACAGTAGATATAAAAATTATTAAAAATTCTGCCGATGGAAATGGCACACAACACTCATTTCCTTATGGTTTTAAGATTTTTGCAAATGGTGATTTAGATGTAATCATAAGAAGCTCTACTGGAACTGAAACAGTAAAGGTTTTAGACACTGATTATATTGTTACTAATGCTGGTAATGATAGTGGCGGTAATGTTTTATTTAAATTTAATACTGGCACTAGCAGTGATGCACATTTTTCTAGCTCAGATAAAAGGCCGCAATCTGGTGAAACTGTAATTATAAGGCGTGCATTAGATATTACACAATCAACCGATTATGTAGCTAATGATCCTTTCCCAGCTGAAAGCCATGAAAATGCCCTGGATAGATTGACATTAATCAGCCAGGAACTACAAGAGCAGCTTGATAGATCATTTAAAGTATCAAGAACAAATACAATCACAACACCAGAATTTACAGATAGCGCATCTGAAAGGGCATCAAAAACTCTTGGTTTTGATAGTGATGGAAATTTAACTACAGTAGCAGATTTTTTACCAATAGGAGGTGATGCTGCACAATTTACATATTCGACAACTACCACAGACTCTGATCCTGGTGATGGAGTAATAAGATTTAACAATACAACTTTTGCTTCTGCAACTGAAGCTTATGTAGATGATCTTGAAATAAATGGCACAGATGTTTCTGCCTGGGTGCAAAGTTTTGATGATGTAGCAAACACTGTTAATAGAGGTAGGATACGAATGTCTAAGGCTAATACCTTAGATACTTGGGCGGTATTTAGAATCACTGGAGCAGTTACAGATAATACTGGTTACACAAAACTTTCAATAGCATACATAGATAACTTTGGAACTTTTGCAAATAACGATAAAGTATTTTTAAGTTTTGTGGCTACTGGAAAAGATGGCGGAACTGTACCTGGTTATTTGTATAAGTTTGATACTGGTACAACTGATACTGATCCAGGTAATGGAGAGATAGCTTTTAATAATGCAAACTATGCAAACGTAACTGAAATATATATTGATGATGTTGATGACAATGGTGTGTCAATACAAACAGACATAATTACTTGGGATGATAGTACATCAACTATAAAAGGATTTCTGCATATTGTTGATACACAAGACAGTTCAACTTATGCAAGATTTAAAATAACTGGAACATCAACAGATGCTTCAGGATATACTAAACTAGTAGTTCAACATTTAGCATCAAACAACACATTTAGTGCAGCTGATGGTGTATCAGTGCATTTTACAAGAAATGGAGATAAAGGAGATACTGGAGCTACTGGAGCTACTGGAGCAACTGGCGCTACTGGTGCAGCTGGAGCTGACGGAGCTGATGGAGATATGACAAACTTTATTGTGGCTGCTTCTGCTGGATCTAATCAAACGATTACTGGTGGAAACACATTAACAATAGCAGCTGGAACTGGAATAACAACTACAGCAAGTGCAACCGACACTGTTACTATAGCTGTTACTGATGATCCAACAGCTTTAGCAATTGCACTAGGATAAGGAGAAAATAAATGGCAAATGCATTTAAATTAGTAACAAGAGATGTTGCCCCAGCCAGTTCAGGGTCACCTGAAACTCTTTATACAGTTCAAACTGGAAGTACAATTGTTGTATTAGGACTAACACTGGCAAATGTACACACAACTTCAGTTACTGGAACAGTGCAAATAGTAAGCACAACCACACAAACATCACAGACAGCAAATACTACAGCACATCTTGTAAAAGATATACCAGTACCAAATGGAGCTACTGTTGAAATTATGGCTGGTAATAAAATAATTTTAAATGCTGGAGATATAGTAAAAATAGATTGTTCTGTAGCAGATAAACTGTCAGTGACTATGAGTTATATGGAGATCACATAATGCCATTCTTAGGAAGACAACCAACACCAGTACCATTAACATCATCAGATATAACAGATGGTATTATATCTACTGCTAAGATTGCAGATGATGCAGTAGAAAATACTAAATTAGATTTAACTGCAAACTATGCTTTTACTGGAACTGTTACTGGTGCTGGTATTCAATCAGCACAATCATTTAGACTTAGCCAAAATGTTGCTGGAACTGGCAGTTTGCAAATGTTTACACCATTTGAAGAAGCAGACACACAATATACAAGAGTTGGGAGTGCAAATTGGACAGTAAGTTCAGGTGCTTTTAGTGTCGCACAAACTGGCACATATTTATGTAACTATCATGCACAAGTTGAAATTACTGGTTCAGGAGATGGATTTGATTTAAATATACAAATAAGTACAAATAGTGGAGGTGCTTATACTCTTAGAAGTAGATGTTGGGCATATGGTGGTTCAAATTATGAAAATGCAAGCAATACATTTATTTTTACTGTGTCAACGACGAGTAGTTTTAGATTAAGAATGGTTGCTGGTATGGCAAATGCTATTGCTTCATCTACAAATATACTTGGTGGTAGTGATGAAAACCAAACTGGAATAACCTTTGTAAAATTAGCATAAGGAAAAAAAATGGCATATATAGGCAAAACACCACAAATAGGTAACTATGTTAAGCTAGATGCTATTACTACTTCTAGCACAAATACAT